CTAATCATGATAGGTGCTTCGGCATGTTTCTTTAGTATTCGTTGGACGGTTTTGGCATCGGCTGGACGATGTATTGCAATGAGCGCATCATGAATGTTGAGTAACATACGAGCATCGGTAGGCCATTCAGGGTCATCGTGGCAGAGATATATAACTGAGGATACCTTGTCCCCAATAGTAGACTGCGGTTTGAATGCGATAACACTATCAAATGATTCTTCAGTTAATCGTTCCAACCATATAAGTCGCCTACCAAGAGGTGAGAATAGTGTTTTGGTTTCACGTACTTCTTGAATGACACCTGCCCAACCTTGTTGGATTTCAGGGAATGCTCTATGGTAACTAGCGTATGCTTCGTATCCTTGTTGTATAGGTATACCACACACTTCAGCAAGCTTCGGTGCTTGCATTCTATAATTAAGTCCGTGGACGCACCGTTTGCCCAGATACCGTGTAGTAACTGAGCCATCGTCTTCCCTATCGTAAGATGGAACTTCTTCATAGTCGCATTTGAATATTCTACTGGCGTTTCCTCTATGGACATCGAAGCCTTCCTCTGTTTCTGCTCTTCTAAAGTTTTCTATTAATCCTCTAACACCCCACAAGAACGCTACAACTTTAGCTTCTGCTTGTCTAAGATCAAAGTAACTTAACATGTAACCTTCATCTGCTATGAACATAGGGTAAGCACGATGCGGTTGGTTTTGTAAGTTCATGCCTGATCCCCATAGAACTTTAGATGAACTTAATCTACCGGGAGCTGACTGCACACCGAACTGTTTGTACTCACATCGTATTCTTTTGTCGGGATCAACCTTCATCGTAGCGTAAGTACTGTAGAACTTATGTTCTTTTAAGTAGTCATCTAGATGTATGAGTAACTCTTTCTGTTCTGGTGTAGTCTTAACATTGTCGCACATACGTTGTCGGTTCTCTTTGTTTGTGCTACTGCCACGACCTACTAGACCAAGGTAAGAAAAGAATAACTCACTAAGTTGCTTGGGAGATTTAGGATTAGGTTTAAAGTCTATGTCACCTGTAAGCTTGGTAACTTTCTTATGGAACTCAATAAGCTTATCATCTAATTCTTCTTTGAGTTCTTTAGCTATGCCATCTTTGAGTTGTATGTCTGATAGTATGCCACCTACTTGCATTGTTACTAAGTGTGATTGCAATCTTTGTACGTGGGAAAAGTAAAACTCGTCAAGCTTCTGGGCTTTGAGTTCCTTATGAAGAGCTTCATGAACAGCCCATGTGATGCAACAATCTTTGACATTATAATCCCAGAATTGATTGACATTACCACCCTCTCGCCATGTCTTACCTTCGTCTTTGTAATAAGGATGGTCAGTGTATTGTGCTGTGAGATAGCCAAGGTTATGAGGCATCCTCGGATAAAGCGTGTGATGTGCAAGCAAGGTGTCAAACCAAATAGGTTGAACATGAATACGATCCTTATACATTAACCAGCCCATATCAAACGAGCCGTTCTGTGCTATGAACTTGTTTTTTCTATTATGTAAGAACTGTTGGATTCTATCACGGAGTATCCGTTCTTCCTCAAGTGAGAAACGATTGGTCTTAGCGTCCCTAAAGTTGATACACATTCCTGTGTAAGCGTTGTTGGCAAATCCAATACAAGCTGTTTCGTTTGCAATGACCTCAATGTCAAGAGCAATTGGTGCGTCATCTCTATCAAGTTCGTCAAGGAATTCATTTGCTTCTCTAATTGTAGGATTAATTCTTGCTGTGACAACATGCTTCTTAAACTTTCCATCTAACACTCTCCTAAGTTTTGCTATATCAAATCTATACATAGGTTCCATTGCCAAACTACGCATAATATGTCCAGGATTATTAGTACATATAACTTTGACAACTCTACCTGTCCTACCAACTTTACAATCGAACACACTACCACGCCACTTGTTGATGCCTAACTCACCAGTAAGAGCATGAAGAGCAAAGTTACCAAGGGCTAGTACATACTGTAGGTTGGGTAAGTTATCTAGTTCCCAATCTAGTAGTCCTTCCCAATGTGCAATCTCTACTTTCTTGATAGGATTCTTAGCGTCAACTTGTGAAGAGAACGTAACTTGTTTCTTACATACATTAGTTACATAGAAATCTTTTCTAGTTAGTTCTAAGGGACGTAGTGTATCCCATAGTAATTTACCTGCGCCACCTACGAATGGCATCTTCATCTTTGAATCGCTTTCGGATGGTGCTTCTCCGATGATAGCTATCTTAGAGTTAACATCACCTGCACCTAGACAATCTATAGTTAGTTGGCAAGCTTTAGCTCGTGCAGTAAACTCTCGCATCAACCAAGCTTCTGTTACTTTTGTTTCCATGTACTATTAATCCTATGAAGTTTCTTTCCAAGAATTGCATACCCTTCGATATCATCCCAATGATCTGCGCTATATTTACTACCGCATATTATTCTAGCCATCTTACCTGCTATATTTACTAGCGCGAATATGTGAGAAGGTGCTGTGCCTGATACTTTTATTGATGTTGTGATAATTAGTTCTGTTAGTTGCATGCCTAGTTTGAATGTAATCTTGGAGCTACCATGTGTTGCATGTCTTGTTTGTATTAGTTTATCTATTGGGTTCTCCACTACTTGTCTCCCTTTTTATACAGACTTAAGTTGATTGACTTAGCATCAGTGATAAGAGTTACATGTGTTCTAGCTCTTGATACTGCTGTATATAAATTCTTTCTATTAAGCAGGAATGATCTAGATCTATTCATGATGTAACAAACTCTATCGTACTCACTACCTTGTGACTTATGAGTAGTGATAACATATGCTAAGTCTAAATCTTTTTGTGGGTTCATGAAGTACGTACCATGATTGCCTTGCATTTCTAAAGACACTGGAATGCTAACATCTTTGTCTCCGAAATCTACAGTGATGTCACCATTGTCACTGAACTTAGAAACAATACCTGTCTCACCATTGAACACATCGAGCGCGTAGTTGTTGACTGTATAGATAACCTTGTCACCTATATAGATACGTTGCTCTTCTATGTTGCTCCACTTTTGTCTTTCTATTTGTACATAGGGACTAGTGCTAGGTTGTAGTAACTGTTGGATCGCAGCGTTCAATGCTTCTGATCCTACCCAACCAACTTTAGTAGGTGATATAATTTGATTGGATGTTGATCCGTAATCAATGTCATTGACTAGGTTGTCTTGGATAAACTCAAGGATAGATTCTACAGGCTCATCAGTAATCTTTAATTCAAAGTCTTCTTTTCTTAGTGGCATGTTACCAGTGATGATACGTTGCCCATTGGATATGATATTACTATCACCTGCTTGGCGATGAATAGTTTCCAATGTAATACCATCAAACCTATCTAACATATTTAGAAAGGACGAGGGTAATGCTTGAAGTCTCTTGTTGCTTTCGATTGGTTGAAGCTGATTAGCATCCCCAAACATACGAATAACACCACCATTGGGAAGAGCATCAAGAAGATTACGGTGAACTTCAACTGACACCATAGCATACTCATCACATAGCACTACTTTCTGGTCAAGCGGGGAGTTCCTATCTCTTTTAGGATCAGTAGTTATTAATGATTTACCTGTCTTAGGATCACGTTCTCCAGGATGTGGGTATTCTAGTAACCTATGAATTGTCTGCGCTGGTATGCCTGTTGCTTCTGTAATTCTTTTTGCTGCTTTACCTGTAGGAGCACACAATACAACTTGGCAACCTTGTTTATATAACGTCCGATAAACATTCTTAAGTATAGTTGTCTTACCAGTACCAGCAGCACCTGTAATAGCAACAACACGATGTGTAAGATCAACACATTTATCAATCGCTTTACGTTGTGTATCATCTAGAGTTAGTTCGTTGGTCGCTGTCTCCAATGTCTTCATCTCCTATACTCATGTTAGTACTAGCAGTGATACGATGCTGTTTAACTTGTTCAGCAATTCGTGTTGCACACCATCTAGTAAACATGGCTAATGAAATTCCCAAGTGATCAGCTTCCTCTTTGATTAAGTCATACTCTGAGTTAGTACAACGGACACGAAGGTTGCCGCCACGTTTTCCTGTGGAATTGACACCGTAGTTAGGAGTTATTAAGCTTGGTACTGCGATTGATACTTTTAATGGAGGTTCGTATGACATTCTTGTCTGCTCTCTTGTGTGATATGGCTACTACATTTTTATCTCGTGTACATGTTCTTGGAGCATCTAGTTCGTGTACTCTACTCATTCCGCAGTGAATACAATAATCACTAATCAAATGCCATTCATGTTTGTATAACTTAGTCATATCATAGATTCCCTTGTGTGTCAAGGGTTAAAAGCAATGTCTTGATTCAATTAAGAACCAAGACATTACCCTAACGATTAGTTATTTAATTAACTAAGTGCTATACGCTTATAGAAGCTTCCAACTGGTAAAGTTCCAGCATCTAATGCATCTAGTACTGCATCAGCATCTTTTTCAACTTGGTGTATAGTTACATTCTCTTTAGTAACATTAATAGTTTTACCTTCATTGTCTTGTATCGACATAATGGCATAGATAGGACGTTGTGTACGTGTAGCTTTAGGTTTGTCTTTATCTTCTGGCATGTGTGCCTCTCCTTTATAAAAAAATAGACCGTCAGCTTTGGGCTTCCATAAGCTGACGGCCTAACTCATGATCTTAAGTAGGGTTAAGACGCATGAACACGATTGATAACGGCACGAGTAACGCCTTCATAGGTGTCATGTTCAACTTCGAGAGCTGCTTCCATGCCAACCCATTCGGACACATCAATCTTCTTAGATAGAGGAGCACCGATGGACTCGATAAAACGTTTAGCACCATAACGTGCTTGTGGATTATCTTCTAGACCACAACGGCGATATACTAATGTCATACCGTCATCTGAACCATCTTTGTAATCTGCTGGAAACTGATCAGCTCCGATGTGGAACGCTACAGCAGCATACATAGTACCACGCTGAGATTCTTTAACTTCAGCATTACGTACTACACCTGTATACTTACCAGCAGGTAGTGGCTCTGGGGCTTCTTGCTTGTTAAGATCCATTGAGAATTCAATGATGCTTGATAGTTCGTCCATGTTATTTTCCTTTGTGGTAGTTTGTGTGCCATGATTGGCGGTTTGTGGAACTGAATATTATAGTGGCATTCTAACTACTAGTCCAGCCCATGTATCTAGTAGTCAGCGTTAGTCTACATACCATATGTAGTATGTAGACCCTTTTATGGGAGGTCGATCTTACGTCCTTTATTATCCACCCATTTATCATACCAATCAGCTATGCCTACGCCTTCCCATGATTCGGGGTTGAACTTCCATGTAAAGGAACTATCTTCACTCTGGACGAACATCCGACTTTTCATAGGCTTACGCATCCGCGAAGAACGTATAGTTATCTTTCTATCCTTCCCGGTATCTTCCATATGCCAAACTTCAGAAAGCTTGATTGGAATTTCTGACTGCATTTTACCACCCACAAGTATGCTAACCATCATAGCACCTGTCATCTCGTCTTTACTTGGTGAGTCTTCGTGAGCGATAAAGATACAGTGTTTATTGAGTGCGCCAGTAGTCCTAACTACTGACATAATACCTTGCATTGTGTATGAGTTACGTCTTCCATAACCTTGCAATGTAGGTAATTCCATTGATGCGCCTCTAACTTCTGACACTGCATGCTTAAGTGCCATCTCATTAAAGGATGTAATACTGTCAAATACGACAGTCTGTATTTCTGGGTGATCATCTAATACTTGTTTGATACCGCCAGCATTTTCGTGCTTAAACGTGACAACTTTATTGGGATTCTCCATACTAAAGTCAGCTATATGTATATCTTCTTGATCCATAAGGGACGATGTACCATCAGGGTCAAAATTAACCCATAGTATAGGTCTAGGTGCTGTAGCGGCAATTGTAGTCTTACCACAACCACTTGGACCCCATATAATCATAGACATACGAGTAACTTGTGTCTTAGGTGTAGTAACTTCTATTGTGCCTAATGTAATCTTAGGTTTGTCCGTCATTACTATTCCCCTGATGTTTCTTAAGTGTTTCTTTGATATAGCTATCGACTAATATCTTTTTTACATCATGCTCACTTTTAGAT